TAAGCAACGCGGTTAGTGTTGTTTTGCCGGAGGGTTTCGACCCCGCGATGTTGGGCCATTTGGGAGCATCGTTCGATGGCGAATGATTTCCGCTTGCCGGGTAACTCGCACCATCATGCCATCCTGGGCAGCAACGGGTCAGGAAAGACCCGTTTTGCTGTCTGGGCGTTGTCGCACCGCGACTATCATTCACGCCCGTGGATCATCATTGATTTTAAGGGCGATGATTTGATCGCGCGTTTGCCCGCGAAAGAAATTGATGTCACGGACAAGCTGCCCAAACCGAGTCAGCCGGGCATCTACGTTGTGCGTCCGCTTCCCCAGCAGCAAGACGAATTGGGCGATATGTTGGTGCGCATCTGGCAGCAGGAAAACATGGGTGTCTATTTCGATGAGGGTTATATGGTGGAGCGGGGAAGCGCGGCGGATGATGGTTTGAAATACATCCTGACGCAGGGGCGCGCAAAGAAGATTCCCACCATGACGCTTTCGCAGCGTCCTGTGTGGGTCAACCGTTTCGTCTTGTCGGAAGCGACGTTTTATTCTGTCTTTCGTTTGAATGATCGACGCGACCGTGAAACGGTGCAGGCTTTCATGCCCAAAGAAGCGATGCAGGAATTGCCGCCATTTCATTCGTGGTATTACGACAGCGGACAAAACGCGTTGAATCGTGTGCAACCGGTCCCCGACGACGAGGGTATCCTCGCGGGATTTCGTTCGCTGGAAAAGCCGAAAGCAAAGCGGTTTTTCTTTATCTGAAAGGCATAGTGGCAATATTTTCTCATTGGGTGTATTACACCCGCGAGCACTAAAGGAGGATGCGTGATGGCAGGCGAAACGGTTGTGGTGTCGTGGAATGTGACGAACTGGATTACCGTCGTGTTGATGGTACTCATTGCGTTCCTGATTCTCGGCGCCATCGGTGGCTTGTGGCACAAGTGGCGGGGCAACAGTGATGCAACTACTTAACCCCGTCATCATCAAGAATCCGCTCAACTGGATCATCTTTACCTTGATGGTTCTTTTGGCCGTCTTTCTGCTGGAATGGCTTTTGAAAGCAGCGGGCGGCGAGTGGGATTGCGGTTGCGGTAACAGTCAGTAATCAATCGCCGCAATCTCGCGGCACAATCAACGGAGACATTTTCATGGCAGCAAAGACTTCCGCCCCGGCGACGCAGATGAGCGCACAGCAGCAGAATGCGCTTGCCCGTGCTCTCGTTCTCGCCAATTCCATCGATCGTTTCCAGTCGGTGTATGCGCAGACCGTGAACGCGACGCAGCAGAACGTGATCAACATCGCGCCGCGCAACGTGGGCCTGATCAAAGGCTTTTGGGTCGAACTGACGGCCACGCTCAACAATACCGGCGCAGGCGTCGCCACGCTCACCGAATTGGGTCCCACCAATCTGCTCTCGCAGATCGTGTTTACCGACCTGCAAAACAACACGCGTATTCAGACGTCCGGTTGGCATCTGTCGGCGGTGAACTCTGCGCGTGCGGGTCGTCCGTTCGTGGGCGCGCAGACGCTTTCGTCGTATCCCGTGGGTTACGGCAATAACTACCCGGAACTGAGCGCACCGGCGACCATCGCGGCGGCGGGTAACGGTACGGTGATCATGCGTTACTACGTACCGCTAGCCTACTCGCAGAGCGACCTTCGCGGCGCGGTGTACGCGAACGTCGTCAATGCGACGATGAATCTTCAGCTCACCATCAACCCGGCCGCGTTCGTGGCCGCTGGCGATGCGACCCTGGGTGTGTATTCCGGCGCGGCCGGCAATATCTCCAATGTGGCGATCACCGTGTACCAGCACTATCTTGACCAGTTGCCGGTGCAGTCGAACCAGACCGTTTTGCCGTACATGGATTTGTCGACCATTTATGAACTGAAGAACACAGCGTTTTCGGCGATCCAGGCCAATCAGGATTTCCCGATCCCGTACGCGAACTTCCGTTCGTTCCTGTCGACCTTCTTCATCTACGACAACAACGGCACGCTCAACGCGGGCACCGACTTGAACTACATCGCGTTGCAGTCGGCGAACTACACCCAGATTTTCAAGATGAGCCCGGTGACCCTCGTGTCGCTTGCTCGCCTGAAGATGGGTATCGACTTCCCGACCGCGATGTACTACGTCGACCATCGCAACAAGCCCATCAACACCATCCAGTACGGCAATATGGAACTGGTGGTTAATGCGAGCAGTGCTCCGGCCGGTACGCAGATTCTCACCGGTTTTGAGGACTTCGCGATGGTCAACTATGTGACCGGCGCCGGCTCGCTGCCGGGCGGTGGCGCGTAAGCCATGCTGAGTAACGTGGCATCGTGGGTATCACACCCTTTCAGTGAGGATATGAGCCTGTGGAGCTGGGTTCTTTTTCTCGTCGTGATACTCACGATCTCCGTTCTTTGGCTCCAAATCCTTCATCACATCACTGAGGAATAACCATGAAGATTTTCGGCGTTTCCGTCATCACGATTCTTGTCGTCCTGATTGCCTACGTCCTGGGCGCGAAGTATCCGGGCCCTGTCCAGAAGCTGGCCGGGTCGCTCTGATATGTCGCCGTCCTCCGTGCTATTTGGTGGCCTGTTCATCGGATTCATCGTCTATGTGGTGATGAAGGGTGAACTGTCGCAATATGGCGCGGTGCTGTGGGGCCCTGTCAACAATCAGAGCCCCACCGCAGGCAGCACGTCAGGGAGCACCACGAATGCCGCCGCTACCAGTGCCATGCAACCGATGCAGGCGATGCAAGCCATGGGAACATCTATGTCTTTCATGGCCCCGACAGGAGGCCAGTAAATGCCTTTCGTCATCATCGCTTTCGGTGTGATTCTTGTAGCGGCCGGTATTCGCGGTACTCAAGGCGCACTGTTTACCCTGCTTAAAAATGACCTTACCGGATTCGCACCTTGGTTCGTTTCCATTTTGGTTATTGGCGCGCTGGGCTACGTCAAGTCCATCAAGCCCATCACGGACGGGTTTATGGTGTTGCTGATTGTCGTGCTATTCTTGAGCAACGGTGGATTTTTCGCCAAGTTGTTCGGGACCGCAGTCGATGCGAAAAACCCGCTCACCGTTTTCAATGCACAGGGCTACCAGCAAACGCAAGGTTTCAACACGCTAGGCGGTTCCCTCGCTTCTTACTCGTCTCTCAACTGAGGAACATTTTATGGATCAGATTTGGCAGGGTGTCGTGACCATCGCAGTGGCCATCATCGGCGTTGCGGTTATCGCGGTCATCGTCAGCAAGAACGCCAACACGTCCCAGGTGATCCAGGCCAGCGGCGGCGCATTTGCGCAGGCTCTTTCCGCTGCAACGGCTCCGGTGACCGGCACGTCGATGGGAATGGGCTCGTTTCCGATGAGCTACAACGGCTGATCATTTCACAGGAGAAACAGCGATGAGTCTTTTCCGTTCGATTCGTTCGCTGTATCACTGGATCAATACGCCGTATCCCAATCCTAACACCGGCAATCAGGCGTTTGATTGGTTTCAGGAACTGCCCCCGGCAAATGTTTTTACGCCGGGGCTAGTTCCCCATCGGCAGTTTTTCAATGTGATGCAGCCGCAAGTCATGTCCACCGATACGCAGCTTGTTTCCGGCCTGGGCGGTTTGCAGGCGGGTCAATTGCTGTCGCAGTCGCTGGTCATGCCACCGAACCCCAATGACAACAACACCACGGAGACGGGCTAATGAAGTGGAATTTTGGCCTTCTCAAAAAGCACCCGCTAGGTACCGCCGCCGTCATCCTTATCGGAGGCTTGCTGCTCTACTTTTTGTTTCTACGCGGGGGTTCCACCTCAACCGCTGCTGTATCTTCGGGAACGACTGACGTACCGCCGAACGAAGCGAATTTGCAACTCGCCGGTATCCAGTCGCAAACGCAGCTCGGTCTTGCGGGGATTTCGGCAAACGCTGCCATCACGAATACGGCGGCGCAATACGCGTATCAGTCGCATGTCTCGGATGAGCAGTACCAGCTTGGCCTTGCAAATTTGTCGACCCAGCTTCAGGGTCTGCAAGTGCAGGCCAATGCTTCCGAAGTATCGCAGCAGTTGCAGAGCCAAACGTCTTTGGGGCTCGCGCAAATCTCCGGCCAGACGCAAACGAATCTTGCCGCGATTTCTTCGCAGACCCAAATCGCGCTAGGCGCGCAGCAGTTGCAGGGC